GTCGTTGCCTGGGGCAACGACATGGCGGTGGAAGTTGCCGCTGATTTGTTTGCCATCTTCCATGATGGTGGTCTTGGTGCGAACTTGCACAGAACCATTTTCGATGACATCGATGCGGTCAACAATTTGAATTTTTTCTAACATGATGATTTCCTTTCTTGCCCAAGAATCCACTTGGGCTTTGGTTTAACAATCTGTCGCGCCAGCGAATTCTGGCAGGGTTTTCAAATAAGCGTATGCCTGGGCAATGAAATTCTGACCCTCCAGTGCTGGCGTGAAACTGTAAAACCCGGTCTCTAAAATGTCAGAGTCTTTTTGTGCAGAAGTGCCGACAGAAAAGTTGATCTTTTCTTTTGACCCACTGATCTCATAAATCTTGCAGTAAGCGTTCGGCAAGACAAGTGAGCCGGAAAAGCCATTGAGCGTTTTTGTCAATGTTTTGGTAAGTGCCATGATTGAGCCTTTTGATCAAAATTTGAAAATTATGCGCTAGTCAATGTCACGCCAATTGTGACCAATACGCTAACGCCAGAAGAAAACGCAGCGCCAGTTTGCAAGTTTAGAAAAATACCGTCATTGCCGCCGCTTTTCTGCACTCGGGTTAGCACTGGAAACGCAGAGCCAGCGGATTCTCCGTCAGGCACAGAAATCCCAAATGTCGGAGAGCCACCGCCAACAGTAGTTCCACCACAATCAACAGTGACATTTGCAGTGTCACCATGCGATGTTGCGGTGCATTCAACAAACACAAAATCAACAACGTATTGACCTGCCAGCTTTATGCCGCCAAACACGCTGCTTTTTGGGTAAGCGTTGATGTTTGCGGAAGCGCCTGGGGTGGTGAACGTGTATTGAATAAGTGTGCGTGATTGACCGTAAAACTTGTTGTACGGTGAGCAACTGCGGTCGTCCAAGTAAGGGCCAGCAGACTGAACGGAAGTCTGAGTTATTTCAGTGTTTGCCGAATCAGGCCACGCAAAAACAAAGTTTGATGTGGAAGACCCCTCTTGGCGAATGTTGACAAACTTGTTGTCGGCTGCTCGGAGTTCAAAAACCAAATACTCGCTTGTTGCGTCTGGAATTGTTGCCCACGGAAATTGAAGGTCTAATTGCGTTGCTGTGTTGGTGGCAATGCGCCTGATTTGACCTGTACCTGTTCCACCTGTAATTTGAACAGCGCCGCCAATGTAGGCATTTGTTGTCCACGACTGGGTTGAATCTTTTAGCGTCAATGCTGTGTTTGAGCCAGATGATGTTCCGGTATCAACGGCTGCATTACCGCCAAGCAAAATGTAAGTTCCACCAATGCTTTCAGCACCGATGTTGCTAAACATATTACCTTGACCAACTTTTAGGTCAAACACCGTTGCCAGTGACGCAGCGCGTGTGATGGGGCCAATCATGTTGGCATTGGGGCCGCTGCTGCCGCCAGTCCAAGCACCACCTTCAAATCCAAATGCGCGTTGAGTCTTGTCAGCACCGCCGAACAAGCCAGTACTTTCGATGTGATTAAAGTAGGGGCTAGTTCCCGCGTTGCTTTGACCTTGGTAGATCGTCCCATTGACCCTTCTGGTTTGCGCTTCAATACTGAAGTGCCCGTAAGAAAAGGAGGTCAGGTCAACAATGATAGTTGCGTCATTTGCAGCCGAGCCAGAGCTGATAACTTCAAAATCTTCAAGGGCGCAAGACGAGTAAGTAAGCAATGATGCAGTTTTGTTTGTGTCGCCTGAAAATGCAATTCCACCCGCAGAATTGACAAACTGAATCATTGACACGCCGGGGCCAGCACCAAACAACCGAACCTTGTTTCTGCGAAGGTAAATGGTGTTTGTGATTTTGTAAGTTCCGGGGGCAATGAACACTGAAAGACCACCAGCGCCAGAGTCAATTGCCGCTTGAATCGCTGCTGTGTCATCTGCGATTCCATCACCAACAGCGCCGTAATCTTTGATGTTAACGACAGCCCCGCTGATCATCGAATAAGTTGCTTTTGTCAGCGCCATATCAGACCTCGTATGTGATGGTGAATGTCAAATATGCGTTGGCACTAGCAAATCCAATGCCCACGGATGTACCGTAGCCACCCGTTGCATTTTGTTGCAACAAAAGTGTTGAACTTGCGGAAAATGATCTAAAAACAACAATTGGGGCAATTCCTACGTATGTACCAAGGGCCAGATACACACCGCCAACAGGGTACGAGGTTGCGGTTTTGGTAAACGGCAGCCCTGTGATTTGAAGGTCACCTACGCCGCCACCAGTTACTGTTCCGGCAAATTGAATATAACCTTGAAGGGTTACCGTGCGGCCAACCTTTGTGTAGGTGCTGCCGTTGGTGCCAATTTCGTAAGTTCCTGCGGTTGTAGAGCCACGAACAACTGGTGTCCAAGTGCCTTCTTCATAATCGTTCAGCAACTCGCTGGTCATTCCACCTGGGTTTGGATTAACAGAAAAGTCGATGCCTTTTCCTGCGGTTCCGATGACGAGGTTGCCGTTGACGATGGTCTGATCGCCTGTGCGTGTTGATGGGAATCCAACTGTTTTGAGCATTTCGGTCTCCTTAAACCAAGAATTCGATAATCGAGTTGACGGGTGGCGCTTCGGAGAACGTCACGTTACCGCTGGCCACTGTGTAGGTGTTCTGATTCTGGTAGACGCCATTGATGAAGATGGCGCGAGGCACAGATGAGACCGCAAAGATGGTTTGCACGCCGTTGCCTGTTGCGTTGGACGCCACAAAGCCATCGCCAGAGAGGTTGCCATTCAGCGATGTGTAGACCAGGCTCCCTTTGCTGTCCAGCACCTGGATGCTGTAGTCGCTGCCCACGTAAAAGCGTGCAGGCGTGCCCTGATACACCGGATAGCCGTTGAGCGTGCGGATGGGCAAGGCTGCTGGGATGGTTTGTGCAGAATCCCAGTAGACCGAGATGGGATTGACCTGGGGGTTCAGGTTGACCGTGCCGACCCAGATGTAACCATTCTCCAATGGCAAACCGTCAGCGCCAGCGAATGCTGGGTATGGCGGTTGAACTTCAATCGTGGACATTTACTGGTTCTCCTGGATGGTGAATTGTCGCTCAAGGCTGCACGGGTGGCAATGCGTTGAGGGCTTCATTGATTCTGGCCTTGGTGCGGCCATCTTGACGCATCTTAATGATCTGGCGCAGGCCAGATGCCACCGGCAATGGCAAGCCTGTGAGTGCGCCTGTGGCACCAGCTTCTGCCATGGCTGCTAGGAGCGTGCCTGCTGTGCCTGAGCTGTTGACCAGTGTGCCTGGTGGCACTGTAGTTACGTAGCGCACGACATCATCAAGGTCACGCACGATCTGTGCGTTTTTCTTGCCTAGGATGACGTCAAGTCGGCCATTGGCATCGAGTGCTTGCACGGACTGGTGCAGCTTGGCTGGGGAGATCAATGGGCGGTCTTGTGAGTCCATGCCCATGCCTTTGGTGGCCTCATCTCTAAGGTGGCGCACGGTGGCCCCTTGCAGCTCTTTGAGGGCTTGCTGGCCATCTTTGCCGCTGGTGACCAAAACGCGCTTCAAGAATGTGATTTCCTCTGGCGACGAGTTCAGAATAGACTTGCGGAAAACCTGGTCGGCTGCGACCTGCGGATCTTCCATGCCTTTGCGGTTTTTGATGAGACGGGCAACGATGGCGCGGTTCTCGAACTTGCGTGCCTGGTCGATGCGAGTCTGACGGGCTTTCTTGTAGAGATCGCCACCCATGCCTTCGGTCTCAGCGTCAAAGACCCGGCGCAGGCTTCCTCCATGGAACTGGTCTGCACCTTCAAAGCCTGCACGCTGGAAGGTCTGGCGCAGGCTTTCGGCCTGGCGCAATGTGATGGGCTGGGCAACAAGCCTGCCGTCTGCGTCTGGAGCTGCTGCACCGATTGCGATGGCTTTCTGCTGGGCCGCTTTGAGTACTGGAGCCAGATCGCCTTCTGGGATGTTCTCGTTGATGTAGTCCACCACCGAAGTTAAGGTGACGTTGTTCTCCAGCTCGCCAGCTTTCTCGGCTGCTTTGTAGGCAGCGCGGGTGCGGTTCTTGGCTGCTGTGAGGCCTTCGGTCAAAGACTTGACAACAGCTCCGCCAGTGCTTGACAAGTCCATGAGCTGGGCGTCTGTCATATCGACCAGAGCGTCAAAGTTCTGCAAGGCTTGCAAATTGTTTTCCTCGGCACGCTGGCGCAGGGGGCCGCCCAGATCGCTCTTGATCTGTTCTTTCTCGAAAGCCAGCTGCTGGGCGTCCCTTGTGGCCGCACCCTTGGTGAGAGTGACTGGCACTGGCAGGCTTTCTGCCGTGGTGGTGCGTCGCAAAACATCTGGTGTAGCTGCCGCACCAGCAGAGACCCGTGCACCGGTTTGCGCTGGTGCTGGTGTCACTTCCATACCAAGAGTCTCGCGCACGGCCGTGGTGGCCGCTTGCACTGGCCTGGCGATGGCTTGGCCTGTTGCTGTAGCTGCACGTCGGCCTGCTGCGCTTGCAATCTGTCCTGCTGCACCGACTGTTGGGGCTGCAATGCGTGCGGCTTGCATCAAAGCGCCTGGGGCTGCGATTGCAGGCAGCACAGGGGGTAGGGCTTGGCTTAGAAATTGACCCGCTTCTTGGGTCATTTCCTGACCAACTTGGCCTCTTGGTTGATAGGTGAGCGCCTGTGCGCCCTTTGCCGCAGCTTGCTCGACTGCACGCATGGCTTCAGGTGTGCCGAACTGACCAGAGAGGATTTGCTGAGATAAACCTTGGAGAGTTCCGGCTAATGTGCCAAGCGTGCCACCGACTGCGCCAGTTCCTAAAGCAAGTGCAGTTTCTCCAGCGCCAACAATTTTCTGGCCAATGCTAGGCTGCTGTGGTGGTGGAGCAATCTGCTGTTGTGTGACTGCTGTCGTTTCCTCTGACTTGGCAAGCTGGTAAGCCTGCGCCACGGTGTCAAACTCAGGCGTTCCGCGCTTGGCAGAATTCTGAACAATCCATGCTGCGTATTCGTCTGCGGTTGCCATTTATTGACCTCCGCGCAAGATTGCGTCAGCTTGAGATCGGACATCTACCTGTTGAGTCGGTGATGGTGTTCCTTTAGTTGGAATTTGAGCAACAGCCTGTTGGCGTCGTTCATCAGCAATCTGTTCTGGTGATCGGTATTTTTTAGATACATCACCAACAATGCGTTGCGAGAAGTCGTTGAAAGTCTCGCCAGGCTTGGTGGCGTAGTCGCCAGCAACAAATGTGTTCTTGGCCCGTGTTAGTGTGCCGTTGTTCTGGGCAAGCCAGTCGGTCTTGGCATTGTTGATGGATGCGTCAACGTCTTGCAGCTTGGCCATGCCACGCAAGAAGCTGGAGAGGTCGCCAGCGGATGCGTTGTCGCTTGGAAAGCCTTTCAGGGCCATGGCGATGTCTTTGTCGGTGGCTGGGCCTGGTGGCAAGGACTTGATGGCCGCCGTGTTGCGAAGGCGTGTGTACTCCTGACGCAGTTGCGTCATGCCACCTTGAAAGCCTGCACCCTTCTTCAAGAAGTCTGAGGCGCTGGAAAAAACACCATAACCACCACCAGATTCGTCGAGGCGTTTGGCTAGATCGTTGAACTGATCGGCAGATTGTTTGGATGTTGATGCCAAAACTGCTGACTCGTTTATGAGTTTTCGAGTATCTGCTGGGATGTCGTTCAGATTTTTCTGGAGGCTGGACATTTTCTCAGCAACATCGGCAGCTGTTTTTTGCGTGTCAAGATTCAGTCGTGCAGAGCGATCACCTATCTGGCTGCGCAAGTTCTGAATGTCCCAATTAGTTTTGTTCAGGCCTGCGATTTCGACTTGTTCTGCGTACTGTGCTTGCACCTTGGCTTTATTGGCGTCTGCGGTGGCTTTGGCTGCGTCAGCGGCTGCTTTTTCTGCTGCATTGGTAGCTGTGGCTTGAGCTGTAACGGCATCGGCCACGGCTTTGTCTGCTGTTGCCACGGCTGTGCGTAGTTCTTCAGGTGCTTTGGCTTCTGCCCTGGCAGTCGTCAAGCCTTTGTCGATGCTTTCATAAAATTCCTTTGCTCCTGGAATTCCTGCTGAACTTTGCACCAAGGCTTTAAAAGCCGTTTGTGATCCTTGCACTGGATCTGCAATTATGGCTTCGGCCAAACGCTCGAATAAAGCTGCGTCTTCTTCGTCACCACTGTTGCGCGCCGCCAATGCGTCTTGCTTGAGCTTATTGATTCCGATTTCCGGATTGAGCTGCAATGCGGAAAGGGTCTGCCCTGTTGATTTCAAAATGCCCTGCTGCTTCTCTTTGCTGATGCCTTCCATAAATGGCAAAAACGCTTTGGATTGCTCTGGGGTGAGCAATGAGGCGTAGCGTGCAGCGTCGCGCATAGTAGGGTTTGGATTCGTGAAGAATCTAGCCTGTTCCTGCATGGCCAGTTGCTGCTGGCGTTGCTGTTGAGCCATGATCGCTTGCTTTTGCTGTAACTCAGCCATTCCAGCTCCGAGCTGTAGGCCTTGTGCTGCCTGAACAAATGGATCTGCAACTTGTGCGAGATAGTTAATTGGTTCCATTAGAAAATCCCAAGTTCGGCTAATGCTGCATTGCTGGCTGCGCCCATGCCACCAACATCCTGAAATTTACCGCTTTGACCGCCGCCGAACAGCTTGCCAAAGCCACCAGCGCCTTGGACTGCTCCAAAGGCTTTGTTGATGCCGCCCGTAAGTGCGCTTTGCTGGCCTAAGATGCCTCCAGCTTCAGCTTGGCCTTGTTTGCCCAAGAGATTGGCAATGTTGCTGCCTGTAGACATTCCAGCATTTCCGACACCGGCTGCTGCGTTTTGTCCAATGGCGGTCAATCCACCAAGTCGATTGTATTGCTGCTCGATGAGGCCTGATAGCAGGGCTGGGCGGAACTGCGCAAGAGCCGCCTGCACGTTGCCACCACGCAAGCCACCTGTGGCCGATGCGTTTTGGAGGATGGCATTTTCACCCTGCTGCTGCAAGGCTTGAAACTGTGGGCTTCCTTGTAAGGCTGTGATGACTTGCTGCTGTGCGCTTGGAGTACCAAGGCCAAGCAATGCCTGCTGTTGTGCTAGTGCCCCTGTTCCAGCTTCGGAATAAGGCTGCAATAGTTTTTGGATGGCGTCAAATTGTCGGCGTTGTTCGTCTATGCCACCTTGGGCTGCTTGTTGTTGGGCTTCTGATGCTGCACCAACAGACTCACTGCCCTCAAATGCTCCACCAAGTGCTGAACCAATGGTTCCACCAATTGGGCCACCAAAAACCGTTCCTGCAATGCCGCCTAGCGTGCTAAGTAAACCCATAAAAACACCTCAATATTCATTGGATGCCGCTGGTAGCATTTTTCTCAGCGGCTTGATTTTCCCACATTTCAGCATTTGGTCAATCTTCCATGTCAAATTCACGTTCTTCCCACGCCTGGCATGACCTCATGTCATGACAAATAAAGTCAAACTTGTGGCAGTAACCACGGAAACCGGCATCGGTGTCCCATTCGTTGCGCGGGATGCGCTCCATTTGGGCTTGGGTCATGGTGCTGTTGTCGTAGTATTCGCAGTTGCTGCAACGACGACGACGGGCTTCTTTTTCGTCAACTTGCATGGCCTTGCCCACGGCAACCCAGAAAGGTTTGTTCGCTGTGGGCTCGTTGCTGGGGTTTTCTGGGCCGAGCATCCAGTCGTCGATCACGACCTGGGTGTTCTTCTTGTTCTCGGCTGTGGTGATGAATTCGTCACCAACTGGCAAGCCCATGAAACCCTTGGGCATCATCATGAATTTGTCCATGCTGTTTCTCCTTTAAGTGATTTCGCGGCCAGATGCGCGAATGGTCAGCGAGGTGGCTGCGCTGGCGATGGTGCTGATGAAGCCGCCGGGTTCGAGAGCTTGGCCAACCAACTCTGGGCAGGTGTAGGTCTCATCGGGCGCTATGGCGCGGGTGTCCATGATCAAGTTGGCTGCACTTGGGCTGCCACTGACCGTCACCAGGTTGACACTGATGGTCACGTTGGCTGCGCTGGTGTTGGTGATGGTGAACTTGTCGATGATGGCCTTGCAGTTCACTGCTGTGTACTGCGTGGTTTGGCTGTTCTCTGCCTGCTTTGCTGGGATCAGCACCTTGATGGATACGGTCATGGGGTTCTCCTTATGTGGCTTCGCCGCCGCTGGCGATGATGGTGAGGCCTGCGGATGCGGCCTGGATCTGGATGGTGTCGCCTGCGTTCAGCACCTCAATGCCGTTGTACTGCAAAGCGTTGTTGGCTGGAACTGACACATCGTACAAGAAGGCGTTGCCAGTTCCTGCCGAGCCTGCTGATGGAACCAAGAAAACGCGCACGTTGATGGCCGCGCCTGTGGTGTTGGCGATGCTAAATTCTTTGAGCAGTGCGCGTGTGCTGGCCGGAACGGTGTACAGCGTGGTGACGCTGGTCGTGATGGCCGCTTGGCCCAGCTTGGTGGGTGTGATTACATCGAAAGCCATGTCAGCACCTGGTTAGATCGCACGGATGCGGTTTGGTTGGCCAAGGGCAAGATGCCGTTGACATCGTGCGCCAGCTCGATATTGTTGCGTACCGGGGCCAGCGCCAATAATTCCAAGGCCTGTGCCAAGCGAGGGATGGCATCTAAGGCCTGCTGGATCTTGGCCTCAAGTGCTGCATTGGTCACGGCTGTGTCTTGAGCCAGTGCGCGGAGAGATGCCAGCGCTTCGTTTGCGGTGGCCGCTGCGTTATCCGCCTGATACTCGAAGTCAGTCCCGACGATGACCTGGATCTGATCGACTGTCGCAAACAGCAACTCGAACTGCCTGATCTGTTGCTGATCGGTCAAGAAGGTGGCAAGCTGATCTCGCGTCAGATTAAGCCTGCGGGATGTGGGTGCGGTTGCCATCAGTATGCCAGCGCCTCGATCTGTGCCTCAAGGCGAACAAAGGAGATGTGCGCGTCGCTGTCGCCACGGAATCGCTGGATGCGCCAGTTGCGCATGTGGCCCTGCTGAAACCACGCAAGGCGCTTGGCTGTGTTGCCTATGGTGCCGACTGCGACGCTGCGATCCTGACTCCATACGAGTCCGTTGACGCTGTAACTGGTGCTGATCTGTGGATTGGTTCCAAGAGCAACACTTCCGGTTAAGCTGACCAGCTCCAGCTCGTTGAAGATTGCGCCGTTGCCTTCGTTGTAGGCGATCATCGTGCCGAATTCCCAGCGCACCTGCTGACCCCAATGATGGCCAGTGTTTTGCACCAAGTAGCCGATGGCGCTGCTTTGTGGGTCGCCTACCAGCCATTTGTCATAGATCCAAACCATGTTGCGTGCGCGGTACTGGCTGAAACCGACCACCGTGCTGGCAAGGGTAAACCAGACCTGATCGCCAAGCGCCTCGGATGCCGATGCGTCGTAGACCACTGTGCGGTCTGGTAGATGGACATAAAGATGCTGGTGGTTTTTGTCGTTACGTGCCTCAAATTGCACGCGCACCAGCTGCGCCTCGGTGTAGGTCAGGAGCAGGTTATCGATTTCCTGGGTGCTGATCTTCTGGGTCGTAGCCGCCGCCCCGATGTAGATGCCTGGGGCTTCATTGCGACCACCGCCAAGAAAAGCGATTCGCTCCAAGTAGATACAACAGGCATGTTTACCGAGACAGCCCTTTTGGACTTGAGCGCCGTCGATGCGTGCGAATGGGAACAGCTCGCCGCCTACGTTGTCGAACACCTCGATGGTGTTGCTGTTGAGGGCATAGATCTCGTTGCGCAACTTGATGAGCGCAACCACTGGATCTGGGTCGATCTCTGAGCTGCCGTATTTCAGGGGGTTGACCTGCAAAGGATCTGACAGCTCGGTCACGACAAGATTTGCACCGTCTGTGGTCATGAAGTAGCCGTCAACCCACGCCACGTCCAGCACGATTCCAAGATCTGGGTCAGTGTTTTGCGTGAGTGTGCTGGTTGCTGGATTCCAGAAGTACAGACGGCCACCGGATGCGATGGCCAAGAGGTCAAAGCTGTAATCGAGTGTCACCAGTTCTGTGGTTGGGCCACCTACATCGCCCAGCACTGTCACCGTGCCGGTGCTGGCAATGGACACCAGCTTGGTGCCCATGACCCGGTAGCAGACGCCGTTCCAGTTGATGCCTCCACGGTCTGTGCCTGGGCCTGTGCCGTTGGCCACGATGCCGTCACCTGGTCGCAAGAATCCATTGCTGATGCCAGACTTCTTTGGAACCGGCACCATGTTCACCGGATAGCTGGTTCGCAGCTCTGGAGTGTTGTCAGCATATATCCCCGACAAAATAGGAATTTGCATTACGTTTTTTCCTTGCAGTTGTCAAAGTGCCATCGCTTCATTGCATTACCGCCTGTTTTCTGACAATGTGGGCAAGTCAAAATTCTTTGAGTTTTGCCTTTCATGGCAATGCTTTGTTTTGCTTTTTCTTCTGAGCTTTTAACCTGTCCCAATCTGCTTTGGTTTCCCTTGTGGGCCTCGCTCATTTTCTGCTTTGTTTCTTTTGAGTGCTTATGACCAAGTGTGTTTTGCATTCCCAAACGAGATGCAGACATCTTCGCCTTTGCGTCTTCGGAGTGCCTATAACCCATTGCGGATGCTGACAATTTTGCTTTAGTTTGTTTAGAGACAGTTTTACCGCGATGGGCTGCGCCGATCTTTTTGCGCCATTCTGGTGTTTTTACCCATCCTGATGTTCCATCACCGCCATCTGTCATGTTGCATAAGCGAACTCCAACTATACGCAGTTGCGAAATTCGTTCTTGCTCAACAAGGAAAGCCAACTCTTCATCAACATCTTTGGCAACCATGCGAACGCAGAATCCACCAGCCTTTTTCTCTGTTCTTTGCCAGAATTCATTTCTGTGGTGATGGCTTTTGACGAAGCATCTTTTGCCAGTTCCTTTTCCAACATAAAAAATCGCACCAGTGTCTGAGCGAAGATGCTCATACACATAAAAGCGATTTTGTGTTTGTTGTTGCATATTCACCACTTGACCTTGTTGGCCCAATATGCTGCGCTCATTTTGCCCTTGGCAATGTTCTCAGCATGTCTGGCCTTGAATGATTCTCGACGAGCCTCGGATGCCTTTGACTCGCCTTCCTTCTTTGGAGACCCAGACACGCCCTGCTGACCGAAGCGAATGGTTTTCACCTCGTCACCGGCCTTGGCCACGACAACGTGGCTTTTGGTCGGATGCGATGGCGTGCGCTTGGGCTTGTTATAGCCTTCCACGCCAGCGCGAGCAAGTCTTGAGTCTTTGGTGGCCATGGTTAAGCGATTTTGTACCAGCTGTTGAGCGACTGCACAAAGCGCATGCGGAATGACGCGTTTGCCGCCAATGTAGTGGGCGCACCATTTGCCGCAGATGCGCCGTTCAGGGCCAGCGTAAATGAGGTGATGATTTGCGTGGTCGTGACA